TAAAAACGCTTCACTATTTTCTCTTAAATATTCAGTACCTTCAGTAACAGCTTTCATTATTTCCCAACTCTTCATCATATCCAGAACTGCTCTTGTTCTAGTGAAAGGACTATCTATCCCACCTGGCGAAGTAGAAGTTATAATCTTTGTTTTTATTTTGCCTGGGATTGCAAAAGTCATTTAACATCTCCACCTTTTTAAGGCTAACGCTTTTCTAGTTGGTCTGCCTTTTTTATCTTTTAGTGGGCCAGGCATCCCACTCATCCTTGCACAAAATGATTTTTTTCTTGCTGCTCTTTTTCCTGTTGGACTTTTTTCTGTAACAGGTGCTTTTAAGTTGCTACCTGTTGCACGATTGTATTTAGCTCGACCTTTAGCAGTAAGACCACCTTTCTTAGATTTTTCTCCTCTACCTAAAGTCAAACTGACAGATTTACGTTTTCTCATCTTCCCACCTTTGCCCGTGCCTTTTTATGGGCTTGAGTAAAAGTGTCTCCTGCTCTCATTCGCCTTTTCATAAACTCCATATGCTTATCGCTATGGTGTTCAGAATGTTCTTGAAGTTTATTTTTTTGGCGAGTGGTAAGTTTCACTTCTTTTTACGTTTTTTCTTTTTAGAATTAAGTTTCTTAAGATCCGCAGCCGTAATCTTATCTCTCGGTGGAGCAACAGCAGCTAACCTGCGTTGCTTCGCTGAGTAAGATGATTTAGGCATTATGCAGCGTTGGTAATAGCACCAGAAGAAATAAAGCTAACACTTACACTTTCAAGATCGCCTGTTGTAGCAGATAAACTTGTTCCTGTAACAATTCCA